GATGCCTTTCACCAACAGCAATGACTACCTGACGGGCCGCGCGCCCGCCGTGTTCCCGGCCGGCGTCGAAGTGGTGGCCGTTCGGTTCACGGTGGATGTTGTGGCCGGCGACCTCACGCTGAACAACGTCGGCAAGATCGGTGTGCTGCCGGCCGGGTGCCTCCCGGTTGACGTGCAGATCGACGCTACCGATCTGGACACCGGCGCCGGCTCGATGACGCTGGCGCTTGGCGTCTTAAACGTCGCTGGAACCGATCTGTCCGTAGTGGCTGCCGACGGTGGCGGCGCTTGGGGGTCAACGACCGCCGCAAGCGCTGCCTTCGCTCAGCGCTTGACGCCAACCGCCGCAACTCGCGGCTGGAACGGCGTGGCCGTCGATTCCGTAAACGACCGCGCGCTGGCGTTGAAGGTCACCGCGGCCCCTGCTACCCCGGCTGCCGGCACCATCGGCGTCACGGTCCTCTACCGGGCGGTGTGATGATCCTCTACACCAGCATCCCGATGCGCGGTGACGGCACCGTGGTTGTCGAGCGCGAAGGCGCGCAGCACGTTTTCCGGGCGAACGCCTACGGCGTAGCCGAGTGCGATCTTCCGGAAGACGCTGCTGCATGGCTGCTTGCCAGCCGGCCGGAACACTTCTTCCGCGGCGACGAAGCTGCTGGCGATCCGCCTGCCGACGGTGAACAGCCGCCGGCCGATCCGCCTGTCGTGACTGCGCCTGTCGTGACTGCGCCTGCCGACGAAACGCCGCCGCCTGCCACCAAGCACGGCGGCAAGGGCCGCCGGTGATGCCCGATGGCCAAGTGGTCGGCGTGGAACTCCGACGTTCTACCGCACCTGCAGGGCGTCCCTGACCCGCTGGTAGCGCAGGCGCTTTGCCGCGCCGCGCGCGACCTGTTCACGCGCACGCACGCCTGGGCGATCTGGCTGGATCAGCAGCCGTCCGTTGCCCAGCCCGCGGCCGAATACAGCCTTGATCTACCCGAGCAAACCGAGGTAGTGCGCATCGAGCGCGCAACGCTCGGCACGTCGCCGATCGAGCTTCGCAACTGGCGGCAGTTGAGCGGCGATCCGTTTGCAGCCGATCTGGCTGAGCAGATGCAGCAGGGCATCGTCTCGCGCGACCGCCTTGTGTTCACCGTCACCGGGCAACCGGTCGCCGGTGAGGCGTTGCGCGTGCAGGTATCGCTGCGGCCGACGCTGACCGCGGCCGGAATCGACGCCGACGACATCGTAAGCGAGTACCACGAGGCCATCGCCGCCGGCGCGCTGTCGCGGCTCTTCGCGCAGCCCGGCTCCGAGTGGTCGAACCCGTCGGCATCAGCCGCGTGGGGGGGCGAGTACGAGCGCCTGCTGGCATCGGCCAGCGTGCGCGTGTTCCGCGGCCATACCTCGCAGACGCCTCGCGCTCGCGTCGAGTGGTGCTGAACCAACAAGGACTGACCGATGACGATCGCCGCCTCCATGATCTTCCGCCAGTGCGTCGAAGCGCTGAACGACCTGACTTCTGTCACTTGGCCGATGGCGGAACTGGCGCGCCACTTCAACGCCGTGCAGCGCCAGATCGTCACGGTGCGGCCGGACGCTACGGCAACCGCTGCCGCGCTGGCGCTCGTCGCTGGCACTCGGCAGACAATCCCCAATGACGGACTGAAGCTCATCCGAGTTGTGCGTAACACCAACGGGCCAGCGATCAGGCAAATAGCGGCGAAGGAACTGGACAACTTTAATCCGGGCTGGCACACGCTTACCGGGTCCACCACGATCCTGCATTACATGTTCGACCCGCGCGAACCGCGCGTGTTCTACGTGTACAAGCCTGCCTCCGTCGGCGCGTCCGTCGATCTCGTCTACGGCAAGTACCCGGCGGATATCTCGATCCCGGCCGCCGGCTCGATCTGGAGCGACGCGACCGGCAACATGGACCTGCCGGACATCTACGAACGGCCGCTCATCGACGGCATCCTCGCGCTGGCCTACATGCGCGACGACGAGAACGGCAATCCTGGGCGAGCGCAGTCGTACCGCGCGAGCTTCGCCGACGCCCTGGGCATCGAGGCCAAGGCGACGCTGGCGATTTCGCCTGCAGCGATGGTGACTTCGCGCGGCGCCGGTGCGCCGCCGGCTGCCTGACGGGGACGGAATGGCGATCACCCTGGTCCGCAACGACACCGCGCCGGCGCTCTACCTTTCCCTCACACAGAAGGACGAGACGGGCGCCGAGGCGCCTATCGACGTGTCGCTGGCGACGGTGCGGTTCAAGTTCCGCTCGGCCGGCGCTACGACGCTCAAGAGTACGGTTGTCTGCACCAAGCTGACGGGCCGACTGGTGCTGGACTCCGATGGGCTGCCGGTCGCTATCGACACCGCAGCCCCCTACGACGTGGCCGGCGTCGGCGGCCGGTGCACGGTTGAATGGGGCAATACAGATCTGGACACCGACGGCAGCTACGAGGGCGAGGTCGAGATCACGTTTGCCAGCGGGCGGGTGATGACCGTCTACCCGCTGGTCAAGTTCGGCGTGCGCAAGGACTTCGGATGATGCGCGCGCATTTACCAGCGCCGATCATGCGCGTCCATGCGCCGACGGCGATCCTGCGCGCGTTCGTGCCGATGCCGATCTTGCGCGTGGCGCAGTTCAACCCACAGGACGTGCCGGCCGTGGCGTCGTACCTGCTGCTGGAAGACGGCAGCGGACGGCTACTGCTTGAAGACGGCAGTGGTGCGCTGGTGCTGGAGTAACCGATGGCCGACACCAAGCTCTCCAACCTACCCGCCGGCGCAGCGGTCAGCGACGCCGACACGTTGTACGCAGTGCAGGGCGCCGCGGCCGTCAAGGTCACGGCCGCCCAAGTAAAGACGCACGCCCGCGCCGGCCTGACCAAGGCCGATGTTGGCCTCGGGAACGCGGACAACACGGCGGACTCTGCAAAGCCGGTATCCACTGCGCAGCAGGCAGCGCTTGATGCAAAGGCCGACGCCGCGGCGACGACCGCCGCGCTGGCAGGCAAAGAGCCGACGATCACCGCAGGCACCACGGCGCAGTATTTACGCGGCGACAAATCGCTGGCAACGCTCAACAAAGCCGCGGTGGGCTTGGGCAACGTGGACAACACGAGCGACGCCGCGAAGCCCGTATCAACCGCAGTTTCAACCGCGCTGGCCGCGAAGGCGGCGACCACACTAACGATCACGGCGGGGACCGGGCTGACCGGTGGCGGTGATCTGTCGGCCAACCGGACGTTTGCCCTCGCGAACACGGCGGTTACGCCTGGCAGCTACACGGCGACCAACATCACCGTCGATGCACAGGGGCGAATCACAGCGGCGGCAAGCGGCAGCGCAGGGTTCTCGGACGCACCAAACATTGCTGATTCGTACTACGCCCGCGGGCTAGCCAACTGGTACAAAATCGGCGCGATCTTCCTGGGTACGAACCTCCCCGCAAGCGACGGCAATACCTACGGGGTTAATAACGGCGCATGGACGGTTGTCTCGGGTGGGGCAGGGGCTACCAACCTAACCTACACCGCGTCAGCGACGCAGGGCGTGGTCGCCAGCGATACCGGCACAGATGCCACGATCCCGGCCGCCACCGGCACGAACGCCGGCCTGATGGTGCCGGCGCAGTTCACGCAGGTTGGCAAGTTGCCCTATTCGCTCCTGCGAACCGACTACACCACGTCGATCGACGTGACTCTGCGCGACGCGGCGGCGTTAACGTTGTCCAACGTCAACATTCCACAGGCCACGTCATCGAGCGTCGGCCTGATGAGTGGGGCCGACAAGACGAAGCTCAACGGCATCGCCACCGGCGCCACGGCCAACTCGACCGACGCGGCCCTGCGCGACCGCACGACGCACACCGGCACGATTGCCGCCAGCGTGATCTCCGACTTCGCTGCCGCTGCCGATGCGCGCATCACGGCCAGCAACAAGGTGTCGAGCAACGTCGCCGGCATCACCGGCGCCGACCAAATTACCAACATGGTGAGTCTCACGGCCGCGGAGTACGCGGCTATCGGCGCACCGAATTCCTCAACCCTCTACTTGACCGTGGGGTAACTATGGCAACCGCAAAAAAGACCGTCGATCTGAGCAACGCGCATTCACTGGACCTGCTGGCCGAGTTGATCCGGCGCGTGCAGGTCGAGCCGAAAGCACCGAAACCCCCGGCACCCGTAAAGGGCCCGGTCCGGCGGGGCGGCGGCACGTCGCAGCAGTAGTGCCATGCGCTTCGCGCTACCGATCGTGCTACTGGTCGCCGTGGTGACCGGATACCACGGCTACTACTGGCTCGCCGATATTGGCTGGCCGATCCGCGTTGCCGACCGCGCTGTGAGCGGCGTCGAGCGACTGCTGCTCTACGGAGCAATCGCCGGTTTGGCGCTGTGGCCGCTGCGCAGTGTCGCGCCGCGCGCCGCCGCATTCATGCTTGCGATGTACGGGGCGAGCGAGGCTGCGCAGGTCGCCGTGTTCCAGTCCTGGCAGGCCATCACCGACGCGCGCTTGGGTGTCGGCGTCGATGTTGGCGATGCGCTGCTCGGCTGGCCCGTGGGCGCTGTCAGCGCCGCCGTGTGGGGCCTCGGGTTCGTCGTTGTGCTCACGGCGGGACTGTGGCGCACGACCCGCCGCGGCGAGGACTACTCGGTATCCAACTGCTACACCGGATACGCACGCATCGGCAACAGCCCCTGGAAGATCCTGGCCGCCGTTTTTTGCTGGCCCTTCGCCGGCAAGGTGTGGTTCATCTACGGCGTCGGCTACCGCTTCGACCGAACAGTCGGTGGCCTGGTGCGCGACCCGGTGCTGTACCCGCCTGACTACGTGCTGCGCCGCTTCACCGGTGATCCGCAGGCCCTGCGCCCCGGATTGCCGTGGAGCCTGAAAAACAACTGCGTAACCATGGGCTGACCCAATGACTACTCTCAACGAAAAGATTATCGAGGTTGCCGCGGCGTTCGCCAGCCAGTACGGCGGCGCCGTCGAGCAGGTGCCGGACTGGCAGATCGCTGACGCGCTCAATGCGCCCGACACCACGCTCACGCCGCAGACCGTGCGCGGCGACACCGACACCGCCGCCGTCAAGGCACTGCTACTCAACAGCGGCGCCTACGGGGCGGTCAGGCTATTGGCCGATGCCACTGACACCGCGCAGGCGCTGCGCGTGGAGTGCATCAACTTGCTGGCGGCGCTCGACACGCTGCCTTACCTGTCTACTCGGCACGCAGACACCTACGCGCGCGTCGCTGCGGGCGCATCTGGGCTGGTCGCGGCCGGCGCTCTTACGCAGACGGTAGCCGATGCACTGCTGGCCCTGGTGCCCACCAGCACTACTTATCCATCGTGGGCGCAAGACAACGGCGTGGCTGTCGATGCACGCATCGTTGGTCTCGCCCGGGGAGGTAACTAATGACGACCCCAGTCAATTGGGAAACCCCCATCTACGAAGGCGCTTATACCGGCGCCGGGCTGAACAGTAAGGCCAACGCGTCGAGCAGCGGCTTGATTACTTTTGCCGACTTCACCGGCGGCACTGCCGTCGTGCAGAGTACGGCGCGCAAACTCTACGCGCGCCTAACGCTCGATCTGGCGTCGATTACTCCGACCGCCGGGGCCAGCATTACGGCGCGGCTCATCCCACGCGATCCGCAAGGTGCCTGGGACGCGGATCAGATCGCCAGCAACTACGACATTGGCACGCTCGCCGTGAGCACGACGACTGGCGTCAAGCGCCTCGTATGGCGGCGCTTTCAGCTCGACCCGTTCGATGACAAGTTCGAGCTGGTGTTCAACCTGGGCACCAGCACGGCCGCCAGCGGCAACACCCTGCGCTTGTACGTCCACAGCGAGGAGATTTAGCCGTGGCTCGGGAGTGGTCGGCTTACCAAGATGCGCGGCAGCAGGGGCGGCTTTGGACGCCGGACGCAATCACGCCCCGCATCCTACTGTGGTTTGACGCCAGCGATCTATCGACGCTGACTTTCTCGGGGTCAAACGTTTCTGGCTGGAACGACAAAAGTCCATTCCAGTCACACGTGTCTCAGAGCACGAGTGCGGTAAGGCCGTCTTACATACCTAATTATGCCAACGGGAGAGGGGCCGTTTCTTTTGACGGTAACACCACAAGTGGAAGGTTCCTCACTGGGGGGCGCTGCACGCAGTTGGAGGGACGCTCCGCGCTTTCAATCTTCGCCGTAGTTAAAGCCTCTTTCAACGCGTCGGCGCAATATGCTGTTTGGTCTTATTCGTTCGGGACCGGCTACAGCACTGATATTCTTCATGGTGGATACAGCTCAAACCAAGTACTGCAGATAAACAACGGGACCGACTCGGGGTTTCAAGAGATCGGGGGGACGTTTGGCACTCTATTTCTTAACGAGTACGCTTTCGACGGTAGTTTAAGTGGCAACACAAACAGACTTAAAAAACTAGACAACGCCACGAATAAGACGTTGACCTACGACTCGCCCGGTGTTCCCGCAACAACGCCAACCTCAGCGACCAACGTTCTTCAGATAGGATCATACGTGTCGGCTCCGGGCTTCACCTTGCTGGGTGAAATCTGCGAACTGCTCGTGGTCAGCGGCCCCGTAAGCGGTCAACTCCAAAGCGTCATACAAGGCAACCACGCACACAAGTGGGGGCTGGTCCCGAACTTTCCCGCCACCCACCCCTTCCGCAACCGTCCGCCGCTGATCGGAGACTGACGTGACGCTGCGCGTTCGTGTCCCTTCTCCCGCGGCCTTCAAGCCCACCGCCCCCCCGCCGTCTACCGGGTCTTTAAAAATCGGCACGCAGACTCCGACCGCGATCTACGTCGGTTCCCAGCCTGTCACCGCCGTGTACGTGGGTGCGACAAAGGTGTGGCCGTGATGTGGCGCCGGGGCATAACCGCCTTGTTTGTGGCCGCGATGATCGCAGCAGCGCACGGTGCCGAGCGCGACCCCGACGGCATGCCGATCGGGATCGGTTGGCTAAAGCTGGTCGAGTGGGCAGCGGTGATGCTGGCTGGGGGCGGGATTTATGGCTACGCCATGAAGCGGCGCATCCAGACGGATGGGGTCAGCGACTCCGCGGACAGGACGGCGCGTGCCGTCCTTATGGACACCATTCACGCGCTGCAAGACGAGGTAGCCAGCCTGCGCCGCGAGATCGGCGAACTGAAAGCCCGCATCATTTCGCAGCAGCACGTGTTGCTCGACGTGCTCCGCGAGAACCACGAGCTGCGCGGCCTGCCGCCGCCGAACTTTGATCCCTCCACCGATATGGTGGCCGACATGCTGGCGAAGCGTGCCTCCCCGTCCAAAGGCGTTAAGAATGTCGCGGAGCACGCGCTGGATCACGTATCGAAAGACTACCCCGACATGCTGCCGCCCCGTGTGGGCAACGGATGGAATGCGCAAACCGTACCCGCGCGCGAGTGGGACGAACTCAACGACCGACAGGTGAGGTAGCCCGATGAACTATATCCGTGTGGCGCAGTGGTTGGCCTACGTGCCGTTTGACCTTCTGCTGAGTCTGGCGGCGTTCTTGTGGGCGCCGGTGGCCGTGGCGATTGACCGAGTACCCGGCTGGATGCTCGCGCCCGACAACCCGCCCGAGGGTGACAGCGGCCACGTCGAGCGCTGGCGCGGCCGGTCGGCCTGGATGCAGCGGGTCGCCTGGCTGTGGCGCAACCGCGCCTACAACGCGCGCTGGCTGTTCGCGCGCTCGGCCGGCCCGGTGCGGCTGCGCGGCAACAAGGATGCGACCAACAAACCCGTCGTGGTCGAGGGCAAGTGCGTTCGCACGACGCCGGAAGGCTACTGGCATGTGTACCTGATCCGCCGGCTGCCGGGTGGCTTTGTGCTGCGCGCAAACCTCGGGTGGAAGCTGTGGGACTCGACGGGCGCGCTGCTCTTCGGGCAGATGGTGTTCTACGTCAACCCCTTTCTGAGGGACGAAGCATGAAATTCACCGACCTTCCTCGCTGGCTGCGCGTTGCGGCGCGCGTGTCTGGACTGCTTGCGCTGGGCACCGCCCTGCTGTCGGTCGATGGCTCCGTCGCGCAGGCCACCGGCATCCCGGCGCTGGCCCCCATCCTGCTGTCGGCGGGGTGGCTGTTCATTGCCGCGGGCTTCTCGCACTTGGCGCGCGTGATCCTGTTCCCGCGTCTGAACCTTATCGTCATCGCGGAAGAGGGCATTACCAAGCGCAACCCTGCCGCCGGCCTTGTGTTCCTTGGCATCTGCATTGTGCTGGCTGCGCTGCTGACATCGCAGGCGCGAGCGCAGTCGCGTGAGCATCTTCTGGTGCTGGTGGCCGAGCAGCGGGCACACTGGCCCGATGCGCCGCTGCCGTGGACGATGGCGGGACAGGTAGAGGCTGAGTCTGCCTGGAGGCAGAAAGCCGAGCTGCGCACGGCGCGTGAGCACGGCGCGGGCTTCGCGCAACTGACCCGCGCCTACAACGCCGACGGCAGCCTGCGGTTCGACCGTCTGGCCGATGCGCGCAGGCTGCATCCGTCGCTGGCCGGCTGGACCTGGGACGATCGTTTTGCCGCCGACAAGCAGCTGCGTGCGCTGGTGCTGATGGACCGCGCCGAGTGGGCCAGCATCGCAGGCGCCACGGCCGACGACGACCGCTGGGCGATGACGCTTTCCGCCTACAACGGCGGCCGGGGCGGTCTGGCGCGCGACCGGGCGCTGTGTCGCGGCGTGGCCGGATGCGACGACGGGCGCTGGTTTGGGCACGTCGAGCTGCACTCGTGGCGCGCCAAGGTGGCGGTAAGCGGCTACGGGCGCAGCTTCTTCCAGATCAACCGAGACTACGTGCGCTCGATTCTGCGCGAGCGCCGCGGGCGCTATGTGTGGGGGTGGCAATGATCTTGACCTGGATCAAAGCCCTGTGGTCCGGCATGCGTTCGCAGTCTGCGCTACTCGCCCTCTGCGGCCTCGTGCTGCTGGCGTTTCTCACCATGCTGTGGGTGCAGTCCTGGCGCCTGCACAACCTACAGCAAGAGGTCGCCGAAGCCGCCGTCACTGCCGCCGAGCAGCGCGCCGGGGCCGAGCGCGAAGCGCGCCGCATGGAGTCCGCTCGTTCCCGCAACACCTTGGAGGCACTGAATGCCCGCACCGCTGAAATCCACCGCGCACGCACTGCTGCTGTTGCTGCCCGCACTGAGCTTGATGGGCTGCTCGACACCATCGCCGCCGCCGGTTTCCTGCCCAGCGAACCCGCCGCTGCCTGCGCTGAGCGAGCCGCTGCCCTCGGAGCCGTACTCGGCCAGTGCGCAGCGCGATATACAGACTTGGCGGAAAAAGCTGATGGACACGCAGCCGATGCCCGCGCGCTGAGCGCGGCGTGGCCGGAGTAACCGATGCCCGGACCGATGATCCGCTTCATGGGCTTCGCCGGTGAGAACCGCGCGATCAACCCGCGCATGCTCGCTGATGGCGTAGGCGTGAAGAGTCTGAACCAGAAGCCGGGGCGCGGCGATCTGCGGCCGTGGCGGCAGCCGCTGCAGGTCGCCACCGTGCCGGGCGGCCGGCAAACGATCTACCGCATGGGCCGCGATGTGAACGACCCATCCCGCTACTGGCTGTCGTGGACATCGGCGGTAAAGGCCGTGCGCGGCTTCGACGCTGACGACACCACGGAGCGCACCTATTACACCGGCGACGGCACGCCGAAGGTGACGGATAACGTCATCGGGCTGCCCGGGAGCTGGACGGACGGCGCAGCTGCTCCAGTTTCCAGCCGGCCGCTTGGCCTGCCGCGGCCCGCCGCGGCGCCGACCGTGGTGGCCAACAGCGTCGCCAGCCCGGCAGCAGAGACTCAAACGGTCGTCTACGTCTACACGTGGGTCAACGATTGGGGCTGGGAATCCATGCCGTCGCCGCCGAGTACGGCGACGACGCGGCCAATAAACGCGACGGCGACGATCGACGGATTCGCCACGGTGCCGGCCGGCAACTACGGCATCAACCGCCTGCGCATTTACCGCACGCAGCCAGGCGCCAGCGGATCGACTGAATACTATCTGCTGGTCGAGCTTGCCATCGGCACGGCGTCTTTCACCGACGACAACCGCGCGCTCAACGATCTGCTGGTCACGACGACTTGGATCGCGCCGCCCGACGACCTGCGCCAACTGACGGCGATGTGGGCGGGCATGCTGGCGGGAATCTCAGGCAACTCGGTGCGGATCTGCGAGCCGAATGCGCACTACGCTTGGCCGTCTGCCTACAGGATCGTCCCCCCGGATTCAAAGCCGGTCGCGCTCGGCGTGTTCGGCCAGCAGCTGCTCGTCCTGACCACTGGCCGGCCGCTGCTGGTGGCCGGCGCAACGCCGGAGTCGATGGATCAGCAACCGCTGCCGTTTACGCAGTCCTGCGTGGCGGCGCCATCGGCGGTGTCGATGTCTGGCGGTGTGGCCTGGGCCAGCGATGACGGACTCTGCTGGTTTGGCGCCGGCGGCGCGCGCATCCTGACGGCCGGCCTGATGC